AAAAGCCATCGTAAAAAGGCGTAAGACAACCATTGAAGTTTTGGATGCCTTCGTCAAACGAGATGTTGAAAAAGATAAACGGATTGCGGCCCTCGAAGTGAATCAAGCGCGTATGGAAGCGATGCTCGCAACGTTGACGAAGCCGAAGGCGAAAAAGAAAGCGGTAAAGAAGACAGCGAAAAAGGCGGGGAAGAAGTAATGAGACACCATATTAGACGACTCTACGAAAGCGTAAAATATGGTGTCCTCTTTATCGTCGGTCTGATCGTTGGCCACGCAATCAACTTCGTTTTAGAAGACGACTGGGAAAAATGAACAAGCCCATCTATACCATCGACGCGGAGACAGACCCTTTCCTTTTTGGGCGTCTGCCGAAGCCGTTTGCGATTGGTCTATACGATGGTGAGCGTTACCGCTATGCGGCTGGTGCGAATTGTGTTGACGTAATGTACGACACTATCTACAATCTCCCCCCTGGAATCATCTACGCCCACAATGGCGGGCGGTTCGATTTCTTTCTATTCATGCATTGGTTTGTCAACAACCCTATGCGGATTATCAACTCCAGAATCATCAAAGCAAAAATGGAGTGCCGTACTGGGTGGCATGAGTTGCGGGACAGCTATGCGATCATGCCCTTCCCCCTCAAAAAGGCATTAGGCAAAGCACGCAAACTCGATATTGATATAACCAAGCTGGAAGCGGCAGTGCGTCATCTTCATATGCCGGAAATTCTCACCTATTTGAAACAGGACTGTGTCGCCTTGTGGGAGCTGGTAACCGACTTTATATCCGAGTTTGGTTCCATGCTCACCATTGGTTCAACCGCGATGAAGGAGCTGAAAAAGGTTCACAGTTTTGAGAACCTGGAACAGGCGGATGATGCTGATCTACGTTCTCACTATTACTACGGTGGCCGGGTCCAAGCTTTGAAAAAAGGTGTATTGGAGGGATCATGGAAGGTGTACGACGTAAACAGCATGTATCCGAATGTTATGAAGAACGCAACGCATCCGATTGGCCGTCCGTCCTCGGAGGGTACGACGATTCACAACTCGACTTGCTTTATTACAGCAGTGGGAGTGAATCACGGTGCCTTCCCTCAAAGAGTAAAAGGTGGGGGAATCGATTTTACGATTCCGTACGGGGTGTTTTACGTCACGCGCCATGAGTGGGATGTTGCTATGGAATTGGGACTCTTCGAGCCTGAAAAAATTGTGCGCTGCATCAATTTTGAGTCGCGCATTACGTTCGCCGAATTTGTAGACAAGTTCTATCAGATGCGCATAGACGCCAATCTGCGTGGCGACTCGAATTTAGGTTTGTTCTACAAATATATTCTCAATTCGAGTTACGGAAAATTTTCGCAAAACCCAGACAACTACAAAGAATTTGTGATCACGGATACTCATGTCGATATGCACTCCCAGGGTTACATACCGGAGGAAATAAAGTATGGCACATATATCGTGTGGTCTAAGCCATCGAGAGACAACTCTCGATATAACGTCGCTGTCGGAGCATCGATTACAGGGGCGTCAAGAGCTGCACTACTTCGTGGACTCTCTGGATCTACCAATCCCATATATTGCGACACGGATTCTATCATCTGTGAGTCCATTGGACTCGTAAAGCAACATGCAACCGAGCTGGGAGCGTGGAAGCTTGAAGCTGAGGCCGATGTTGCCTGCATTGCTGGAAAGAAGATGTACGCCTTGTTCCTGAATGGGGAAACGATCAAACAAGCCAACAAAGGTGTAAAGGTGACAGCGGCGGATATTCGCAAGGTCGCTGAAGGGGAAACCATTTCGACAAAAAGGGACGCTCCCAGCTTCAAGCTGAACGGGAGTCATCTCTTTATTCAGCGAAGGTTGCGCATGACGTAGGAATAGAGAGGGGAAGCAGAATGGGCTGTGACTCCGAACGACCGAAATGCGAAGTAAGAGGATGTGACCTGGATAGCCGTTTTCACGGTTTGGTCATGATTTTTGTTGGGTTTGTTACGGTCGGTGGCTGAACAACATTATGTCCGCCAATCCGCTCAACCCGGCAAAAATAAATATCGGCGAAGTACAGCAAATGGAACTATTCTAGTGCGAAAGGAAAAACTCTATGCCGTTGATTATTCCACCACAGTTGATTGGTGTTGGCGTTTCGGATTACGCTCTCACATTTAGCTACGATTTTTCTCAAGATAACTCTCTGATTGCAGCGTTCAACATCAGCGGTGTTGTCGGCAGGGGCTCTGTTTATACATTGAATACTTCCAACACAAACGGTGTTGGTGGAATTCCACCATTCAAAAATATGATGATTTGTCAGTCATACACAACCGAAGACAATCAGGCGGATGGTGAGCTTGTTGTTCTCAATCAAAGCGTGGGACAGGTCTATCGGTTTGGTATGCCGGGAGTACCTGTTCCGACAACAGCTATCACGTTTGCATTGGTGAAATCGCTTGTTGTTCCCATTTTGCCTATTTCTGGACCTGTTCTCCAGTTTGCAAAATGCGTATCACAGGCCGACCCAAATGTACTTTTTGGGAAGCTTTATTGCACGCTGTTTACAGGTAATATGAGAAGCTTCGCCGACGCCGGATATTCGTACACGTTGTAAGATGTAAAATCTTTTTTCGAGGTGTCCTGAAATGAATGGTATGGGAATGCTTTTGAAAAATTTTGGCATCGACCCCGAACAGATCGTGAAAGATTTCGGGGCGGTGAAAGGGGATATCGATCAATTCAAGATCGATGTTCTAAGCCGCGTGCAGGCTATCGACGCGAAACTGGATTCCGTTTTGAAGTATCAGGAAGTCACACTCGATTTTCTTCGCCGGTTTGAAGATCGGATGCTATTAGGTCAACCGTCGTGCGACACATTCGAAGATGCAATGGACAGCGCTTCTTTGTCCATCACTCGACTGAATGAGATGCTGGGCGCGACGATTCCAGCAGGACCAACACATTTGCATAACCAAGACAATCCCGACGTTGTTGTTGGGCGTCTGGACTTCTAACTTCGAGGTGTAGCGATGGAAGGTGAAGTTGAAATTACGATTGCGGGGGAAGCCCCGCCAGAACCAGTAATTGTAGTACCGGAGGTTCCACCGTGGCAAAGCGCAATGCTGGAGATGCAGTCTCAGATAAACTCCCGTCTGGATTCCGTGTTGTCGGAGATCCGGGACCACAGAGCGGAGACGATATCGACGATAACCAGTCTGTCGGAAGCGAACTCAGCGATGACACAGGCGGCGATGTTGGCAGCGGCGGCAGTGGCGTCATCGACCCTGGAAGCATCGACCCAAACCGAGCCGGAGCCGGAGCCGGTACTGGAGGAACCGGTAAGCGTAGAGGTCGTAAACCCGGAGGAAAGAACCGAACCAGTGGAAAAACCAGCACGTCCAAAACGACGGACTCTTTAGGCGCTATCCTGCATAGCATTCATATGATGGGGAGCATGTTCTTTGGTATCGAAGAACTGTTGCTCACCGGTGAGGAATCGAAACAGCTCGCAGAGGCTGTCAACCGCGTGACCGAGTTGTACGATATTCCTTTGATGGATGACAAGACCTATGCTTGGCTCCAGTTGGGCATGGTCGCGTCCACAATCTATGGGCCGCGTATTGCTGTTGTTGTAATGAAGACCCCCAAGAAAGGCAAGTCGCAGCAAGGGAAGGTTGTTGATATGCCTTCCCCAAATGCGGTGGCGAACTAAGCTATGTCGATCCTCAAAACGCTGTCTAACCGATGGCTCAACGCCGTCAAGAAATGGAAGGAAGCAATGGATGAAGAGGTTTTGAGTATCAGCCAAATCCGTGAGATTATTCACCGCAATTCCAACAACGCGACCTTCGAGAAGATCGATGGTCAATGGTCTTTGGTGCCGAAGACGGGAGAAGTGGTGACACCATCCCCAATACCAGCGGGGGAGGATATTGTTTCCCTTCAGCAAGAGTCTTCCCCCGCAAAATCGCCTACTTCGACTGACGCATCGGAAGACACCGCGCCGCCGTGCGAGCATCGTTGGCTTCGTGGTCGTACTTCGATGTCTGCGATTGCGACCTGTTCGAAGTGTCTTGAATCGAAGAGCATCACAGAACAGGAATGGGTCACACTGCCGGTCCGGTAAGCATCGAAAACTATGTCCACCGAAAAGAACTCAATCCGTCTCCCGTCCTCCAATGATCGCATTGTTATCGTTGGCAGGACGGGGAGCGGAAAATCACAGGCTGCATTGTGGCATCTTTCGATGCAGGCATTCGATAAGATGCCTTGGGTCATTCTCGACTATAAGAATGACGATATGATCAACAGCATCGAAAAAGCTGTATACATCAACTACACCGATGTTCCGAAGAAGGCTGGAATTTACATCCTGAAAATCATGCCGGGGGACGGTGAGGCTTTGGATGAGTGGCTATGGAAGGTTTGGGCGAAGGAGAACATCGGTATCCTGGTAGACGAAGGAACTATGATTGATCGCACATCAAAGCCATTCAACGCCATGCTTACACAGGGTCGCTCAAAACGAATTCCCATGATCGTGCTTACCCAAAGACCGGTGAACTTATCGGGATATGTTTTCAGCGAGTCGGGATTCTGGCAGGTTTTCGACCTCACCAAAAAGGCAGACAGAAAAACAGTTGAGGAAAACACTATCATTCCGTGGGACTATAAGCTAGAAGACTACCATTCGTACTACTACGATGTAAGCAAGAAAAAGTTGGTTGAGTTTGGGCCGGTACCGGAAGCGGATGTAATTCTCGCAAACATCGATGCGCGTGCCCCGAAACAGAGGCGATATCTATGAGCGAAAATACGTGTTGGATGTGTGGTGCATATCCACTTACGTTAGGTCCACATCATAGAACAGGCTGCACAGAATATCGTAAAGAGGAAACATCGATGGCATTCTGGGAAGACATAAAAAGATGGGAAGAAACAAAAAGAGAACGAGTTGGGGAAACAACTCGCTGCCCGCTGTGTAATGTAACAATGACTCTTACTTATAGCGAACTTCTACAAGCGTATTCGTGGCATCACCCATATAACGAATGTTCGAAAAGGAGTCTATGATCAAACCGCCATTCACCTACGACAACTCCGGCTTGAAACTCACCGAAACATGCGAGGGTCTATCTCTCACATCCTACTTTGATCCGACCGGCAAAGTATGGACAATTGGTTATGGTCATACCGGCAAGGAAGTCGTCGAAGGTCTTACCTGGTCACAAGAGCAATGCGAGTCCGCTCTGGCAAATGATATCTTTTGGGCGTCTCACGTTGTCAACAATTTAGTAACAGCAACCATTACACAGTTTCAATTTGATGCTCTTGTCGACTTCACCTTTAATGAAGGCGACAGCAATTTCGCACATTCCATGCTGCTCACCTTAGTCAACAAAGGTGACCTAGCACAGGCCGAACTTGAATTTCGTCGGTGGGTCTACTCTGGTGGAAAAATGCTCGGCGGCCTAGTTCGCAGGCGCGAGCTGGAAGGTGAATATTTCCTGAATAATCCGCAAAATGTTGTTTGATATCGTAAAAATAAAGTAGACAAAAACCGACATTTTTTGCTATATAATGAAGCCTGCTTCCCAGGGCTTCATTTTTGTGTTACAAAAGCATCCTTTTTGTTGATAAGGGGCATGGCATGGCTTTGGACGACGGAAATATCATTACCTGGAACGTCCCGAACTGGATCACCGTTGTTCTCATGGCGGCGATTGCGTTCGGTATCCTTGGCTGGGCACAAAAAGCCTATGCCGCGAAAAAGGCGGGGAACTAACCTTGAACCCAATCAATTTCAAAATGATCACTCATCCGATGAATTGGTTGGTCGTTGTCCTTATGCTCATCATTGCAGGCACGGCAGGTCATCTCCTGCTCACCCTGCTCGGCGTGGACTCGGCGGTTTCAAAGGTCAATCCCAACCTTGGCGTAGGTCAAACCCTAGCTGGAAAAAGCTACAACAACGTACCCCAGTAACAACCACTCTCCCAGGTGGGCTTCAAAAATATCGTCGTAAAAAAGGACGAATCTTATGTCGGCAGGCGCTTCCACTCTCTCCGCAGCTCAGGCACAGCAGTCGATGGTGCGCATCAACGCACAGAATCGCCAAGCGATTCTCTCTTCGGCCATCGATCGCATTCAACCCATCGCGACCCAAACCATCTACCCCGCGAACAACCCGGTTCAGACGTTCCAGCCGCGCCCTGTCGGTCTGGTGAAGCGCTTCATTGTCGAAGTATCCGGTGTCATCAACAACAGCGGTTCGACGACGGTCACGCTCACCGATATCGGTTTGGCGAACATCATCTCAAACGTTCTCTACACCGACCCATCGAACATTCAGCGGCACAACACCACCGGCTTCCACCTCACCGCCCTCGCCAACGCCAAGCGCCGCCGCCCCTACGGCGGTACCTTCCAGACCAACTCGGTTGGTGCGACGGCAACCAACCTCTCCCAGATGTTCAACGTTGGACCGGCTGCGTGGGGCGTCTTCTCCGCTCCGCAGACCATCGCCACGGGAGCCAACGCAAACTTCCGCGCTGTCTTCGAGATTCCGCTGGCGTACTCGGATGAGGATCTTCGCGGTGCAGTCTACTCCGCATTGGTCAACGCGACACAGCAGCTCCAGATCACGCTCACCCAAACACCCATCGTCGCCACGTCCGCATCGGACAACTTCAATGCGGTGTACTCCGGTGCCGCCGGTTCTGCGGGTTCGATCACCTCGGCGACCATCACCGTGTACCAGCAGTATCTCGACCAACTCCCGCTTGGACAGGGTGGCGCGCCTGTTCTCCCAGGATTGGACATTTCGAGCATCTACGAATTGAAGTACGCGAATTTCCCCGCGATCACTGCGAACCAGATGAACGTGGTCCCATTCGCGAACTACAATTCGTACCTGTCCACCTTTTGCGTCTACAATTCGACGGGAGCGAGCGGCGGGCGTACCTTTGGGACGGACACAACCTACTGGCAGCTCACCACGGCCAACGCTTCGAACATCTGGCAGTACGATCCTCTGTTGGCTGCGCAGCTCTCCCGCGAGCATATCCTCACCGACCTGCCTGCCGGGTGCTACTACTTCCCGTCGCGCAAACACCCCATCTACATCAACACGTTCGGCAACATCAGTCTGAACTTGACCCCTTCGACAGCGTCGGCTGGTGCAACCATCGTCGCTTTCTGGGAGTACATGCAGCAGCAGAATACGGTCACCTCCGGTTCTTCTCTGCAAATCGCCTAGTTTTTCTCAGCTACCGACTCAAAACCCTTTTTCGGGTAAGTCTGAGAATTGGGAGGGGATGCAAAAACATCCCCTCTCTAAACTTCGAGAGGAGTAACTAGGATGGGGCAGGGCAACGGTATTATCACAAAGATGTTCGGATGGATACTGCATCCGAGTGTGGACACCGACACAGACCCATCTGATTGGGCTTTTGGTTTGGTGCTGATTCTGATCGCGGCCTTTCTTTGGTCGCGAGTCATCAAAGAGCTACTGTAGAAGGCAGCCGTTAGCTATTAGCTTTTAGCTCTTAGCTGAAACATTCACGATAACATCAACAGTAAAGGAGTTAGAATGCTTCCTCGCCACTGGATCATGCTTGTTGTTGTCCTCTTGGTCGGCTATGCCGCTGGGATTGCCTTTCCCAACTTCGGTAAGGCTGCTGTCTCGAAGGTTTCTGGCGTCGTCAGCTAGATGGGACAGTCCTCCACCATCGCGTTCTTTCTCATCGCCGGTTTTTTGGTGTTCATCACCATGAAGGGCGAGTTACCTGCTTACGCGGCAACCATAGGTCTATAGATGCCATTCGCGTTCATCCTTGTTGGTTTGGTCTTGGTTATCTCCGGTGTCAAAGACACGAGCGCACAACTGCTCTCGCTTTTGAACGGTGATCTTCGCGGACAGAACAACTACATCTATTGGATGCTCTCAATCGCCGTCGTTGGCTCACTCGGTTACATCGAATCTTTCAGACCTTTTTCGAGGGCACTCCTGGTTCTGTTGATTGTTGTGCTGGTACTTTCGAACGATAAAAACGGAAGTTCGGGATTCTTTACTAACTTCCAATCGGCTTTGTCTCAAATCAGTAACCGCAATGCAACGACGGCTAATACAGCGTCTACATAAAAGGAGACACAATCATGGGCGATCAGCTCATCGCATCCGTTGTTACCGTGGCCACGGCTATCGTTGGGTTGGCCATCATCGCCGTACTTGTCTCCAAACAAGCAAACACAGCCGGTGTTGTTCAGGCCGGTGGCTCTGCGTTTGCTCAAGATCTTCAGGCCGCTGTGTCACCGGTTACCGGTGGAAGCGGTATGACCAACTTCTCCAGTCCTGCCGGCCTTCAGTTCTAATCTCTTCCTTCGAGGTGTAAACGTGGGAATGTTTTCCAACATGCTCAAGATGCTGAAGGCACCCCTCCCAGGGAACCCGCAGCAATACAGCCATACCGCATGGAACAACTTCACTCCTGGAGCTGCCGGTGTCGGTTTGGTTCGCAATTGGCCTCTTCCGATTATGGGTCTCGGCGGTACGCGCGTCCAAAAACAGTTCTATGCGTATCAGCCCGGTATCCAAGTGTTTCAATCGTACGCCCCTGCACAAACCAATCTTCTAATGGGCACGGTTCCACAGGCTCAGTTTCTCGCAGGACAGGGTCTATCCGTCGCAAATTACGATGGTACTTACTCTGCGGCCCCTGATTTTCTGAACTCCTAATCTAAGGACTGCCTTGTGACAATTCCGGTTGAGTTGTTTGTTTGGATGTGTGGTGCTGTGCTTAGTATGTTTTCGGTTTGCGCTCATCTTCTCATTCGAATCAGCGGCAAACAATCGAAAATCGAACTCGAGCAAGCACTCCAGAAACAGGCTATCGCTTTTCTCGAACGAACAACAAAGCGTCTCGAAAGAGAAACTATCACAGCATAAAAGGAGCGATACACAATGAGCGAAGGCACTCCCACATACAGCACTAACCCAATCCTCGATGCTTTGGAGCATGTTGGCCACGCCATCCATGTTGTCTTCACCGATGCTTCGACGGTCGTTGCAAAACTGCCGGAGTACATCACCGTCGCCGACGATGTTGCCACGGAAAGCCCAACCGTTGTCGCCGATGTTACTGAAGTGGTTGCTGCGATCACTGGGGGTTCTGCAATCTTCACAGCGGTGACTGCGGCCCTCGCCGGTCTTGGCACCAACGTAACCGCAGACGCCGCCGCCCTCACAGCAATCATTCAGCAGGCACCGCAGCTCGGCGAGTATTGGACGAACGTCAAAACCGCCGTAACCAAGCTGCTCACCACGCTCGGCGCCGATGAGAAGACCATTGCAGCGGTCTTCAATCCTCCGGTACTTGTCGTAACTCCGTAAGTTTGTAACTTTCAGTAGCACGATTTCAGGAGAGAGGTTTTCTAACATGGCTTTCAATCTCGCGTTACTGAAAGAACATCCCTATGTCACCGGTGGAGTTATCATCATCGGTGGCATTGTGGTGTTTTATCTTATGTCATCCGATTCGAGCAGTTCGGCGAGTGGAGGATCAAGCGACTATGACGCAGCGCTCGCGGCGGATACACAACTTCAGCAAACTCAAGCGGCAGCGTCCGTGCAAACTGCCGCCCAACAAGCGGCATTGCAGCAGACTGCCCTCCAAGCACAGGTTGCCAACAACCAAACGTCGGCCGACCTATCCGCATCCGACACCAACACCTATGCGACCCTTGTCGCCGCGCTCGCTGGCGATCAGTCTTCGGTGAGTGAGAACGCGACCAACGTCAACGGAATTACCACGCAAGAGTACAATGCGGACGTTTCAAACGAAAACATCTACGGGATGCAGGAAGCTGTTTTGGCCGATCAGGTCAACCAAGCCGCGAACGAAAACGCCAACAACAACGCAACCAACCTTTCTGCCCTGGAAGATCAGCTCGGCGTTACACAGACTGTCGACCTCGCAAGCTTGGGAGATGCAACACAGCTCGCATCGCAGCAGCAATCGAACGCATACAATCTGGACGAACAAATCATACCGATGGCCGGGGAACAAATGAACTCCGGCTTGGATGCGACCGACCAAACATCCCTCTTCCAAACCATTCTGTCCGGTGGCAATGCGAGCGTAGCCTCTACCGGCACAAACGCCAGCGCGTCTGTTGCTGGGAAAGGCATCGCGGCAAACACCGCTCTCAATACAAGCATTGTGAGTGGGTTGTCCAG